CTTTTCACAAGTGATGGATCAGCAGCTCTTATTAATATAACCTTAAGGGTTTCTTCTTTTGTTTCAGGATGGCGGAATATCAGAGGAAGAGAAGATTGCAGAAAATCTTGCTCAAGTTGTTTAACAAAGTCCGATTCTCTTGACCTAGTGTCTGGTATGTCATTCCTCTTAATGTAGTCGTTAAACTTATCGTTGCTCCCAAAACCCAAGCTAACGCTAAAAGATGTTTCACCATATTCATCAACATCGTTGTAAAGTTTTGTCCTGACAGTGTTGTCAACTTTCCTCATTAGAGATGACTTCATGAGATTGTAGTACTTAGTGTACTTGTATGTTAGAAGAGGACCAACCCTTCTATTCGTCATTATGTAAAACCAACAAACAGGATGTCTTGCATCAAATATGGATGACAAGAGCCTAAACCACTGATGATCAGATAGTGAATACAAACCTATGCAGTCATAATGGTTCATCATACAAGACAATTCGTGTTTTGACGAAGTTTCCAGTGAACCTCCTGCTTGCAAAAGATCATTTAGAAGATTGTGATCGAGTAATTGTCTCTCTGTGCAAGAGGTCGAGAACTTGTAATCCATTGCAGAACAAGAATATTTTATCATGGGCACCATTATTGTGTTAATGAAGTACCATACAGAGTTAAACTCTAATATGGACCATAGGTTGCCAATTTTGCTCTTTTCAATTGAGATTTTAGCACCCATTTTTGGATAGTGCAGACACATGATAATGCAGGTCAACAATCTACATGTTTTCTGCATTTTAATGGTGTTGTTCTCTTTGCTTACGAAAACTGTTGAGATTCTTGCGGCATCATCAGATGTGCACATTGTGCTAGTTTTATGTCTTATAACACCAGGTATCATAGAAAGGGTACGGTCTATTAAGCTGGTCATTATGATGAGATGTCCAGCGTGCAAAAGTGTGGATGTGTAGTGCAGAATCCCCTGCATCATGTTGGATATATTTTTGAGTAAGACGCTATTCTCATTGATCAGGTCGTGAAGGTAGCTCAGACCTAAGAACTGATCTTTAAGTTCATTCATGCTGTCTTCTGTCATTGAATAGACAGAGGACAAATTGTTTTGTTTGTATTTCTCAAGAAGCTCATGTGGCAATTCAAATCTTTTATCAGATATCATGTTGAGGATGCTAGTGACTGCAGTCATCAATTTGCAGTCATACTCATCATCAGAAGAAAATATTTTTGAGTACATGGCCCCAAACATGGGCATAGTGAACCGCTGACACCACGTTGTCATATCTAGTGTGTCACAAATATCGAAGTGAACCACGTTCGGTGATGCTTTCCTTAGCTCCGATGAGCACGCCTTGACGTATCTGTGGTGAGAGTATATATACTCCGACTTCTCTGTCCCCTTTGTAAGGAACTCATTCGGCATGCTTTCACATAAAGATCTTGAAATCTCTTCAAGTATGTTGATCAGAATTCTGGAAGCCATAGATAGGACAAATATTTCACGAATGCCGGTCAACTGACTTTTCTTAAAAAGATTTGCTCTTATTCCTCCCTCGCCAAGGACAAGATCTATTAACATGCTTATGTTCTCAAAAGGTCTATTGAAGGTAAAATCACGGAGTATTCTAAGGATTTCTTCAATGCACTTAGGCCTACGCTTCTTCTGGTGATTTTCAAACAGCAGGTCGTCTTTGTCGAATTGTGATCTGTCCGCACTAGCCTTCATTGTTGCATAGTAATCGAAGTTTTTCCTTGACAATCTTTTGAGAACACCATGAATCCAATCAGGATTCTTTGCAAACATCATCTTTCTGATTGATTCGCCTATCTTGAGAACATGAAGAACGTCGAATTCATGACTTCTAAGCTGAGATGGTGTGAGTCTTGATAGAGTCTTGTCAAGAACAAACCCGGAGTGTTCTTTTCGCATGTCCCTCATTTTGATTTCTTCTGCAGTTATCTTTGAAAATATTTTGTAATAACCGTGCAGTTCTTCTCCTTTGTCTTTGTTATGGAACCAAGCGGTGTAGGACATGTTTAGCGCTGCGTCAAAATTCGGGAATACATTGAGGCTAACATAAGACACCAGCTTTATGTTGTCCCTCATGACCTCAATCTTGCCTTCGCCCTGATCATCTGTTTCTGTCTCATCTTGCCTGGATGCCAATTGAGATTTCACTATATCGGGCCTAAAAGCGATTTGCAGTCTGTACATAAGGAACACAAGGGTCCTAGTTCTCATAATGCTTGGATTTTGATAAGGAATCATAAGGATGTGAAACAGAA